AAAAGTCAGTAACAGCAACCTATCTGAGACTCTTTGATGAGTTCATAGTCTGAGGTTTTGAGGCATTTAAAAACCGGAATAGGTGTACCTATCCCGGCTAGCGACGGATTAAATTTTTGCTCTTTAAGCTACGAATCAGCACTAGGTCATTGCCCAGTAGATCAGCCGCTCAAATAAACGCGGTTGCAAGATCGAAGTCGTAGCCGTGCTCTGCTGAGAGTGCGAGCGCTTCTTCATTTCGCCCATCGTCCAATAGATCAATGACTCGTTGGCAGAGCCAGGCTTCATTGATGTCTTGAGGGGATAGTACGTCCATAAATCATCTCTTTCATTGCTGCTCATAATGTATCGCTCTCTTGTACTTGTTCTAATTCGGCTGACCGAACCTCAGCTCTTGTAGATGCAGATACAGCTGCATCTGTGATGTGGATGCAAGTATCCAGAATGGATCCCGCATGTGGCTTTAGAGCCTCAAAGAAAAGGCCCGCCACTATAAAGCGATCTTTAGCGGTAGTCATTGGTCCTCCATTTCAAGAATGTGGTCAATTGCACGAAGGTATCCATCCCAGTGGCAGCTACTGGTGATTCGATCCGGTGCGTATGGAATGCTTTGATCTTCCTGGGCTCTCTGCATGGCCCACCGACGCAAGCTCAAGATGCTGTTTTTAGAGACATCGATTGGCGTCTCTTTTTCGTAGCTTTGCTGCATTGCTGCAATAAGCTTCTCTTTGCTCGTAGGCACAGCTGTCTGTGTGGAGAACTGCGCCTCAAATTTCTGCCGCTTG